CTCGTAGCCCCGAGTTTAGGGAGCCTCCCATAAAGCAATACAAACCCGGATATATGCAGCAGATGGGTGTCCTCATTGGTGAAGGTGATGAGACCCTACCCCTCTACGGTAAAGAGGTGAGGGGTCGCCGTGATCGTTATCACTACTATACAACCACTGGTGGTGAAAACTTGTACCCACTTCCTGTGAGCCACGATTCTCGTGACTGTATGGACGACATTGGATGCCAAGAGTTATATGGAAATGAATCAGTCTCAGTGACTGGTAAAACTGGTTCATTCAATGTAAACTTGTACAGAACGGATGATTTTTTCTAAATTAACGTGTAAATCTATGTCCAAGATCCGTACCGACCATAATGGTTGAGAAGAGACTGGATAGGCAACACGCGAGCATAGCTACCATGATGTGTGGCCCTTTTACAGGCATTTTTGTAGCAACCCGTAACATCATCATAGAGCACATACACGAAGATATCAGAGATGCTAATGTGATTGGGTCAAGATCTTTATCTTTATCGAAAGCGGTGGCCGGTGAAGTTAAAATGTCTAAGCCTGCGCCCATGTTTTACTATACATCAACAAAAATTATTTCGTAGAGACATGACAATATCTATTTCCCTACCCTGTAAACCTGGATTTCTTGAGAATTTCCTCTTCATTCTCATGAGTTTCAAAATAGTTTCGTTGTCCAAGTCCTTAAAAAACTCCACAAGTTCTTGCATGTCACGTAGACCCATATCTTCCTTCTGCGCCTGTACATACGGCCATGTTTGTTTTCTTAATTCGGCAACTTCTTGTTCAAGCTGTCTAATACGTGGAAGTAATACCTTTGTAATCACAACGTTAGCTTCCATTATCAATATTAACACTTAAAACTTTAATAATAATATACATTAGATGAAGTGTTTGGCCTATTCTGAAAGTGACTTTTACAAATATAAATTGGCCAAGACACGCCAAAATGTCTTGAAAGACATTTACAAACGCTGTGATGAAGTAACATTAAAAGCCCCAGGTCCCAAACCTAAAAAAAAGGAAAATGTCAGACTTCGTTTACGATTTAAAGAAGCTTTACATGAGGCATATGATATATGTATGGAAGAAGGTGAAAAATCCACCGAGTGTCATCTCGCGTGGTATGAAGTTGATGAATTGGAAGACGCCTTACACAGATTTTATTCAGATCAATAATTTCTCAATGTATATAAATGGACTACGAGTCTCTCAAGGAGCGTGTCAAGAAGATGGGTCTCAGGGTAACCAAAGATGTTAAGGGTAAACGAGTTAAACTGACTAAGAAGGAGTTGGAATCTAAACTTAAGAAATTGACAAAAAAGTCTAAAAAGAGTGGAATGGAAAAACAAGCGGTGAGTGCGTTAAAATTTATTCGGGTCTGTAAGACAGTTTTAAGGGAAGCTCAACCAAATCATCAGGTTGTTCCTATGCAAACAAGACGTGTAGCTATGGGACGACCCCCACCACCTCCTCCACCACCACCTCCTCCTCCTCCTAAACCCGCGATTAATAATCAACGCGCGAGGCTTATGGCTGAACTCAAAGGTAATCCAAGGTTCCGGAACCTCAGAGTAAATTAATAACCTAAGTCTCATCCTCACAAACTCGTTTTTCAAGTTGAAAATGAACATCACACGTGAAAAACGACAATTTCTCAAGAAGATCAGTGGAGGTCTTCATGTTCTCATGAGCTGTTCTTGTAAAGCTGACGAGATTGGTACCAGCCCAGATTGTCCTATTGAAGAGTTTATTCGTGAAGACTTCATCGTTCACGCCAACACTGTAGCCAATGGCGAAAGATATTGGTTTGATGACGGAAAGTTCAATAACGCGGTTGATTTCATGACAAGTGAAAATCTTGGTGTCCTTCTTAAGTATTTTGATGATATTGATATGCCAATGGACCGTGTATACTATGAAGCAAGTCTTTCTATTGAATCTCTGAGTGATACAGATTACAAGTTTGCATCACTCATTGAAAATGAAAAGTTGGTTACATTTGGAGACCTAATCAATCACGAGTAATTTCCATACTTTTGAAGGGTGTACATTTGATGGTGGTTGAACTTCCTCGTGTTGAGTTGAGGAGTACTTCCATGTCATCTGTACTGTAAGCTCTCACATCAAAACCATCAATAACGCGGACTGATTTGAAGTCGTCTGTCACAGTTGTTTCTTGATCAGTGTGTTTGTGTTCTCCCATGTAGTCACACTCTTTATAGTAGTGAACACCTGGGGCACTTGGATTTATAGGTGGTGGTTTGTTCTCTTCGTCTTTTATTCCTAGATCCCTCTTGTATTTGAATAAAAGATAAAATATCAAAAACACAATTGGAATGATGATTAGACCAAACATCTAGTATTAGTTTACAAATTTAATTCCAAACCTCTTTGACATAAACTTCTTCACACCCTCAAAGTCTGGATAACTCCAGAGGTACCACCGCGACCAAAATCCCGCACCGTCAATACCACTGATTTTCCAATCCTCCTTGTCACTGGAATTGACATCCAACATCATTGTTTGAATTTTCTTTGGATCTCTCTCAGCAATAATACGTCTAGGAACTCTTCCACCGTGCCTAAGAACATAGGAACGCATTCGTGAAGGTGTTTTATGTTTTGTGTAGTCGGAGTAACCACTGGCCCCGAAGTCAACTGTTCTACCGTCTCCGAGGATGGCCCTGAACTTCTTTTTACGATCGGGGCTTCTGACAATTTTGACATTCATGTCTCTTATATTTTACGAGGAATAAAATTACTTACGGCACATGCTGCAGTATCCCTCATTCTTCGCTTCTGGGAAGAAGAAAAGGCGCTCGTCACCACGCTTGAGGCGGTAGAGGTGATCATAGATGTGGAGGAGACCAATAGCGAGTGCGACGGCGCCAAGACCAGCCTTGTTAACCTTACGGTTCATCCAGTAGTGAGCAAGGACGAGACCGATGAGAACGAACTGGACAAGGGTGATAGGGGGGAGCTTGGGCATCACAAAACGATGCTCAATAGTCTTAACTTCGTTGGTAGGTTCAGGGGTGTACTTTTCCATACGTTTCGCGGGTCCGCCGTAACCGGGCATTTTTATTTTATACTGAGAAATTAATGTGGCGCTTCCTGGTATTGCCTGTGGTCCTTGTACTCCACGACTATCTAAAATCACCCATAGATAGGTTATACTTCCAAACACCAATGAGACCACTTGTAGGTATGAGGAACACACTGATAGATCTCATAGACTGGTGTTCTGAATATCGCACAAAAGACTACCCAGGACTGTGGCTCGTTAAACTACATTACGAAAAGATTAGGGAAGAGTTTCAAGAAGTTTCAAAGACTGCCGAGAAACACCTCTTCCACAAACTTGATCCATGGTTTGACGAGAATCCAAACTATTATTATTACAAGGTGGAAGACTTTCCACTTTTGAAAAGTCTCATCAAACAGATACCATGTGTATACGAAGAGACTGCCCTCTTTGCAGTCATGGATGGACCCATGTCTATAGCACCACATCGCGCTGAAACAAATCTCTGGCTTCGGTATCATCTCACTATAGAGAGTGGTGGTGATTGCACACTCTATACAGAGAAGGGACCACATGAACACAGGGAGGGTGAAGATTTTCTATTTGATCATGCAAGAATACATAGCGTCGTTAAAACGGGAGTACAAAGGAGAGTAGTTCTCATCTTAGATATCAAGAGGTTCTAGGTGTTTACGACACGCCGCCTTATACATATCACTTCCACCTATGAGTTCAAGTTGTTTACTATCCACAATTCTCTTTGTAAATGGCCCGGGGTTTCCGTTGTTACAAAACATGCAAAGGGCTGAAAGTTTAGTTACTTCACAAGCCAATGGAATACAGTCAAGAATTTCTCCCCACTTTCTTTGAAACGAATCAGCATCCAGACCAGCTATAATTACATCTTTGCCTTCGTAAAGGCAATACTCTACAAACTTCTTGAGACGAGGAAAAAATTGAGCTTCATCGATAGCAATAGTATCCACATCATCAAAGTTGTTAGTATGAATCAGGTCAAATAGGTCAAACACTTTATGACAATTAAACTTAACATTGTCATGTGTCTTCAAAACTTCATCGGGAGACCTCGTGTCTTTGGCCGAATTGACAACGAGAATATTCTTGCCAATGACTTTCAGGCGCTTAAGTCGTCTGATAAGTTCCGAAGTTTTACCTGAAAACATATTTCCCATAATAATCGAAAGACCCATTTCCGCTGATTAATATAATATTGTATTTTTTATATGGGTGAAATTCACAAGGCTTTTTTCAATGGTCACAAGGGGTACTATAACCCAAAGACTGGTCGCGTGAAGTTTGGATCTAAAGTGTATCCAAGTATTGAGGTAGCTGTAAAATATCTCAGGGAAAAGTAAGATGACCCTCACAGATCAGGAGATTTCCAAGAAGGTTCGTGAATTGCGTAAAACGAAGGGTCCAATCTATGCACCCCTTAAATACTTTAGAGGTCTCAAAACCCTCAAAGATGTGGAGACCCGCTACAAGAAAATGCTCAAAAAGACCTACACAAACTTTAAGACTGACGAGGGTATAAAGACCCGTACATCGTCATACACCCAAAAGTTTAGAAAGAAGTATGGCCAAAATGTCAAGTCTCTCCCAGAAATCTCAAAGGCTACCGGGGTACCATTGAAGACTCTCCAGACAATCTACAATAGGGGACTCGCTGCGTGGAGAACTGGGCAT